TGCCCGGCTGCTGAGCCCGGGGGCGCGCGCCAGGCCCGGGGGTACCCCCAAATTCGCGCGCCGATGCATTCTCACCCCTTGCCTCCGTTTTCCGTATCCTTTTGAAAATTATAGAAATTTTAAAATTTTCCGCAATTTTGCCGAAATTTCGCAACATGGATAGTAGACGGGAAGGAAATTTACTCCCCGGCACCCGGGCCTCTTCGCCCTACGCCCCCGTCTCAAGCCGCCCCGCACCGTGACACCACCGGGCCCCTTCAAGCCAACACCGGCTTCGGGTTGCGTGTGCGGGGGCGGCGCCTCTTTCTCACGGGAACCGATCGACGCATGACGACCGACACTTCCTTCAGCAACGCGCGCATCTTGGAAAAACGGCTGGATGAACTCGAGAGGCGAGTTCGGGATCTCGAAGTCCGGCCGGTGTATATCCCGGCACCGTACTACGTGCCTAGTTATCCCTTCCCTCCGTACGGCCCGGGGCCTGCGTACCCGATGTACCCGATCGTTACTTACTAATGACGACCGACACTTCCTGGCTCGACACCCCGGCCATCTCCCCCGGCAAGAAGTTGCCGAATGAGCGCCAACGCGCGCCCTCCATGTCGCGCGGCATCCTCGGCAAGAAGCGGGTGTGGGCCTCCGACGGCGAGTTCGTCTACTTCCGGCGCGCCAAGTCGAATCCGGCCACTCTGCAGCGGCATGAAGCCTTCTTGAAGACCGGCGACTACCAGCATGTCGAGACGCAAGACGACGTCGAGATTTACAAGTTGATGCCTTCGAGTCCGTTCGCGCGGCGCCAGCGCAATCTGGCCGAGCTGGACGACTACAACGTGCGGCGCCAGGCAGCCTTGGCCGCCTGCCGGCGCGAGTGGGGGCTGTTCATCGACGCGCTCGAGGAACTGTCGGGACGCATCAAGAGTCGTTGGGCCGGCGCGATGGCGACCACGGTCTACGACGAGAACCTGACGGCGATCTTTCTTGCCATTGATATGCGCGGTGGGCCTTCCAAGGCGGAGATCGACCGCGAGTTCGCCGCGGCGCGGCAGCGGCGCGGGGCGGACCGCAAGCGCCTGCTGGTGCCCGCCGTGCTGGCGGCCTGAGATGGTCGAGCACTGGCTCGACTTCGCGCAGGACGACTGGCTGGGCACGGTCGACCCCGATGCCGTGGTCCGGGCCGTGCTGGCCGATGACGTCTCGTACCCGAATCGCGGCTTCCCGGTGCCGACCGACTTGCCGGAGAAGCATGCCCGGCTCGTCAAGGCGTTGCAGGCGCTCAACTGGCGGCAACGGCAGTGGCTGCAAGCGTTCGTCGAAGGTGGCTGCACCAAGCGCGGCGCGAAGAAGATACTGCAGGACAGGTTGATCGACCCGCCGGGCGACGTGACCACGGCCCGCTGGCAGCACCGGCTCGACTACAATACCGCGCTGACGCTGCTGAAGGCGCATCGCGCGGAGCAGGCGGGGCTGGACCGCGACGCCATCATCATCAGGACGGGCGAGGTGCTGGAGGACGCGCTGACGCCGAAGCCGATCCTGCACATGGGGGAGCCGACTGGCTACGAAGAGATCAATGGCAACGTGGCGATGCGCGCCATCGAGTTCGCCGGCAAGGTCAACCGCATGGTCGACTCCGACACGGGCGGTAACCGGGTGACGCTGGTGGTGAACATCGCCAACCGGGACGATCTGGAGGTTGTCGCCGAGCCGGTCGCGGTCCAGTGACGGACGCGATCCTTCAGTATGCCGACCAGGGGCAAGTGCTGGAGGCGTACCGGCGCTCGAGGAAGTTCGTGCAGTTCATCATGGGGCCTCTCGGCTCCGCGAAGACCACCACGAGTCTCTTCAAGCTGCTCGAGTTCATCGTCCAGCAGAGGGCGAACAAGGTCGGCGAGCGGAGAAGTCGGTGGGCGGTGATCCGTAATACCTATCCCGACCTGACCAACACGACGATTCGCGACTTCCGCGGCATCTTTGACCCGCTGCACCTCGGCACGATGACGATGGGCCATCCGCCGGAGATGCGGATGGACTTCGACCTGCCCGACAAGACGCGGGTGATCGCGGAGATCATCTTCATCGCGCTCGACAAGGACGAGGACGTCCGCAAGCTGCGCGGTCTGCAGTTGACCGGCGCGTGGATGAACGAGGCCAAAGAGATCCCGAAGAGCATCTTCGACATGCTGACGGGCCGTGTCGACCGTTACCCGACACCCGGCTACTCGAACTGGGTCGGCATCTTCGGCGACACGAACGCCTGGGACTCGGACCACTGGCTCGAGGTGATCGCCGAGGGCAAGCGGCAGGGGCAGTACGGCGACTACGACGTGTTCGTGCAACCCGGCGCGGTGCGCAAGGTCGACGGCGAGTGGGTGGTGAGCGAGGACCGCGAGAACAAGCTGTTCATCGGCCCCGAATACTACCGGCGCCAGATCGAGGGTAAGCGCGAGGACTGGATCAAGGTCAACCTCGCCAACGAAGTTGGCTACTACATCGACGGGCGCGCGGTGCACCCCGACTACTCGGACTCGTTGCACACGGCGCCTGGCGAGTTGGTCCCGACGCCTGGCGTGGTACGGGTCGGCATCGACTTCGGACTCACGCCGGCCGCCGCGTTCGCGCAGAAGCAGCCGAACGGCCAGTGGTGGGTGTTCGACGAGATCGTGATTGAAGACGGCGATGCAGTGACGCTGTGCGATGCACTCCGCGGCAAGGTCGCCGAGTGGCAGGTCAAGGCCGGGCAGAGCAAGGACGGGCAGCCGCTGCTGGCGTTCTCGTTCAGGGGCGATCCGGCCGGCGACAGCCGCGCGCAGTCCGACTCGAACACACCATTCCGCGTACTGCGCGCCAACGGCATCAACGCGCACCCGGCCTCGAGCAACGACCCGGTGATCCGCCGCGCGGCGCTCGACCGGGTGCTGACACGCACCACCAAGGGCCGCCCCGGGCTGGCGGTGTCGCCCTCGTGCCGGACGATCCGCAAGGGCTTGGCCGGCGGGTTCCACTACCAGCGCGTCGCGGTCAGCGGGCAGGAAGGGAAGTTCAGGGACGTCCCTAACAAGAACATTTTCTCGCACGTCTGCGAAGCCCTTGAGTACGGGCTCATCGACGGCGGCGAGAATGCCATCATCAACTCGGACCCGGCCGTGGCGCCGCGGCTGCAGCAGCAGATCACGGTGAAGCCACGATGGAACCCACTGACGGTGTAGCGGAAGGACAGGTCGCCGAGTACCTGTTGGTCTACTACCCGCGCGGTGAGGAGACGGCATGGTGGGCGCGCGGTGTTGACAGGCACTTCGCCCACGTCGAGATATGGTGGTCGATCGGCGAGGGGTTCTACACCGCCATCCGGCCCTACCACCACTTTCTGATCGTCGACATCATGGACGGCGAGCCGACCGGCACGGTGCAGAAGGTCACGGCGATGCGCCGGGCAAAGCTGCCGATGTTCCCGGCCGGGCTGAAGACCTGCGTCAGTGTCGCCAAGGCGGTGATCGGCGTCAGGCATCCACTCATCATCACACCGCGGCAGTTGTTCGACTACGTGGAAAAGAGGCAAGGCGTCGTATGAGCAAGGCGATCAAGTGGGGAGGCATGATGGACCCCGCGCAGCGCGTGGTGCACTGGGGGACGAGCAAAGCCCCGAAGGGGACCGGGCTGTACATCGTCGGTAAAGCACTACGAGAACTTGGTCGAACTCCAGTTGCCTCGATAGGGGGCAGCACGGTTCGGCCGTACGCTGCTGAGTACACTCGCTGGCTGGGCGGAGCGGAGGATGGGAACAGTGGCCGTTTGCGCAGGAAAAGGACAGGGGCATGAGTTTCAGCAAGCCGAAGAAGCAGAAAGAACCGCCTGAAGCGAAGGCGCTACGCGCCCGCCAGGTCGCGGACCTTGCGCAGTTGGACGAAGAACAGAACCGGCGCATCAAGGCCATGTTCCGTGCCCGGGGCGGCGGCCGGGCTTTTCGTTCGCCTACGGCTGCCCGGACGGCCACTAACTCGGCCGGTAACATGCAGGGTGGCAGCACGGGCTCAATGGTGCCGGCTTCCGGGTTTACGCTGCCGGCCAGCATTGCCACGCGCGGTCTCGTGCGCATGGGCGGGATGACCCGCTGACATGCCTTTCCTGAACGTGCTGCCAACGCCGCTCGAGAACGTCGAGACGTGGCTGAAACGGGAAAACTCCGCCGCGACGAAGCGTGAACTGTGGCGTTCGCTGTATCAGCAGTGCTACAAGTACGCGATGCCCCAGCGCGAGACCTTCTCGTGGACGATGGAGGGGCAGGATCGCAACTCGCAGTTGTTCGACTCGACGCTGCAAGAGAATACCTACGAAGCCGCGAACACGTTATGTGCTACGTTGTTCCCCGCCTGGACGCGCTGGGCTGAGTTGTCCCCCGGCGGGGCACTGGCAGGACAGAGCATTCCCGCGGATGTGCTGAACGGGCTGCAGAAGGCGACGGCGACCTTCTTCGATTTCCTGAACCAGTCCAATTTCAGTACCGTCATCAACGAGACGGCGCTTGACCTGATGGTCGGCACGGCGGCGCTGGCCTTCGACGAGGGCGACGCCCTGCAGCCGTTCGTGTTCCGCGCGCTGCCGGTCTCGGCCATTGGCCTCGAGGAAGGCCCCTTCGGTACGATCGAGACCACGTTCCTGTGTCGCAAGCCGCAGGCGAAGGACCTGACGCGCATGTATCCGGGTCTCGAGACGTTCGACCTGCCGCCTAGCGTGGCGGATGCGGTGACGAACACGCCCGAGAGGGAGGTCGAGGTCATCGAGGTCGAGACCTACTATCCGGCCGACAAGAGCTACTACGGCCTCGTCATCCTGAAGACAGACCGTAAGATCGTGTGGCGTTACGGCTACGGCGAGAGCTGTCCCAAGATCGTCGCACGCGCGACCAAGGTCTCCGGCGAGACTTACGGCCGGGGCCGCGTCATGCTGGCGCTGCCCGATGCGCGCACACTCGACAAGATGGTCGAGTTCGTGCTGCGCCAGGCAGCCATCCAGATCGCTCCGCCGATGACCGGCGTGAGTGACGGCGTGTTAAACCCCTACACCACGGTCCTGACGCCTAACACGGTCATCCCGGTGGCGAGCAACGACAGTGGTGCGCCTTCGCTGCGGGTGCTCGAGGTCGGGGGGAACTTCAACATCACCGAGACCATGTTGAATGACCTGCGTGAGCGCGTGAAGCGCATCATGATGGGCCCGGAGATGAGCGAAGGGCCGATCAAGACGGCCACCGAGATTCAGATTTCCGATCGCAACCGGCTGTGGGCCATGAACGGTGAGTTCGGCCGCATTCAGTCCGAGCTGCTGTCGAAGATCATTGCCCGCGGCGTCCACATCCTGCAGAAGAACGGGCTGATGCCTATGTTCAAGGTGGACGGCCGCGCGGTAACGATCCGCTATACCTCGCCGTTCGCGAAGTCGCAGAGCACCGAGGACTTGATGGCGCTGCAGACAACGCTCGCGACGGTCGCGCCACTGGGCCCGCAGGTCGTCAACACCGGCTTGAAGGTCGAGGACATGCCCGACTGGGTGGCGCGTAAGACTGGTCTCGACATGGCGCTGGTGCGCACGGTCGAGGAGCGGCAGGAAGCGGCCCAGGCGCAGGCTGATCTGATGGCGCAAGCAGCGCAGAACCCAGAGATGGCGCAGGGTGCAGCGGAAATGATGCAATGAGCGACTTCTTAGACGTCGATGCATCGCGGGAAGTGCAGCGGGTCGCTGCGGTCGACTACGCCAAGCTGTATGTAGCTACGTTTGTCAACTCGCCGGCCGGCGCCAAGCTGCTGAAGGAATGGGACGAGCGTTGCGTGCGTAAACGGGTTCCGGTCAATGCGCCGCATACCGAGTACGCCGCCACCGAAGCCGTGCGGCAGTTCGTCAACGGCATTTACGATCAGATTCGACTGGCACAGAACGAGGGGCGGTAATGAACACTACAGAATTTATCGAGGACGAGTTTGACGATTGTCTGCCCTCCAGCGAGGAGGCTGCACCGGCTGCGACTTCGCTTCCGATGTTTCTGGTTCACGGCGAAGGGTACATCACCCGCAAGGACGGCACGGTCGTTCCTTTCACGATTTCAAACGAGACTAAGTAAATGGCACTGACACTTGCAACCACCATGCGGGACGCACTGGCGACGTCCTTCGTTACGCTGGTAGGGGGTAGCGGGACCTTGGTCTTTGCGACTTCTGGCGACGTCACTGTAGCTACTCTGACACTGGCGGCGACGCCGTTCACCGGCCCCTCGACGGGCGTGCTGACTCTTGGCGGCCAGCCTCTCTCCGACACTAACGCAGTGGGTGGAGTAATGGCGAAGTTCTTAATCAAGACCGGCGGGACAACGCTGCAACTTACGGGATCGGTAGGCACCACGGGAGAGAACATCAACTTCCCTGGCGGTCTCACGGTCGGGGCAGGAGACACTGTCACTTTGACGACCTTCACGATCACCGTCCCGGCGAGCTAAACGATGTCGCTGTGGCTAAAGCAGTCAACGGCCGTAGTCATCAGTTTTGGGCCTTTTGTCGACAAGACTGATGGTGTCGTACTGGAAGTAGGTCTTGTGTCGGCGCTGGATCATGCGTCGACCGGGATTCTCCTGTCGAAGAACGGTGGAGCCCTGACTATCCGAGCGGCCACGGTGACAGCTTCGACTTATGATGCTTATGGCTGCTACTTGGTTACGCTGAAAACGACGGACGTTAACACCCTCGGCACGTTGCGCGTCGCGTTCAGCGAGGCAGCGACCTGTCTTCCGGTGTGGCAGGACTTCATGGTGGTGCCGGCAAACATTTATGACAGCATTGTCTCCGGATCTGACTTGCTGGAAGTGGATACACAGCAGATCAATGGCGCGACCGTGACGGGTGACGGTAACGCAACACCCTGGGATGGTGCCTAATGGCCGACAATATCGAAGTCAAGGCAGCCTCGACCATTCCGGTCGCTACCGACGTCGTAACCTACTCTGGCGACGCCGGGCAGAATGTCCAGTTGCTGCGGCCGGTCCTCGTCACTGGGGCGGAGGGAGCGAAAACCGTCGTAGACATGACGGGCGATGCGGCTAATGGCTGGGACGTCGATGTGACGCGCTTACCGGCCCTGGTGGCGGGCACGGCGAACATCGGCGATGTCGATGTGCTGACCGTCCCGAACGATCCGTTCGGGGTCAATGCCGACGCCTCCAGTGCGACGGGTTCGATCTCCGCCAAGCTGAAGTTCCTCGCTGCGGGTATTGCGGGCGCCACCTCGCTGCCCGCCGGCGCGAACAACATCGGCGATGTCGATGTGCTGACCATCGCGGCTGGCGATAACAACATCGGCAACGTCGACATCGTGACAGTGCCGGCCGATCCGTTCGGCGCAAACGCGGACGCGGCGAGTGCGACGGGTTCGATCAGCGCGAAGCTGCGGTTCATCGCCGGAACGGGCATCCCTGTGACGGGTACGGTGACTGTTGGTTCGCACGCGGTCACGATCGACGCGGCAGCGGTGACTTCGTTGGCCCTGATCGACGATCCGGTCTTTGCTGATGATGCCGGATTCACGGTAGCCACTAGCAAGGTTATGGTGGCGGGATTCCTGGCTGATGACACTACTCCTGACGTAGTGCAGGAAGCCGATGTTGGCGCGGCTCGGATGACCTTTGACCGCAAGCAGATCGTCGTGCTTGGTGAGTCTGGGGCCAATCTCGTCAAGGGCGGTGGATCAAAGACCGATACCACGGCGCAGTCCCTCATGGCGGCATCGGGCGATGCTGCTATTGGAAACTATCTGTGCTGGGTGACGGTCTACAATTCAAGTTCCACGAACACAGCGGTCGAAATCCGTGATGGCACAACGACCGTAGTCGCTGTGATTCCTGCTCCTGCCTATGGCGGTGCGGTGGTCAACTTTACCGTCCCGATCAAGATGACCCTGAACACCGCCACCAATGCCTATTCTCAGGCAAGCGTTACCACCCTCCATGTCTACGGTGGTGGCTACAAGGGTGTGTAAATGCCCGTCCAAAGACTGACCTCTGGCACCTCCGTCCTTGTCCCGTGGAATTGGGTCATCGTTGACGCGTGGGGCAGTGGCG